AAAAGGAGCTAGAAAATTATGGATGATATCAGAATCAGAAATATAATTAAGTCGGATGGCTGGACAAATCTTTTTACCGGCCTTGGTGGAAAAGCAGATAAAAAGAAATCCACAAAAGCCACGCCAAATGGTTTTTTGTTGGATGCAGAGCTGGAAACAATTTACGCTGATGATGGTCTGGGTGCAAGAATCATCGACACGCTTCCAGATGATATGATGAAGCAGGGCTGGCACTATGAATTTGAAAATGAAAAAGAAGGTCTGGAAAAGCAGGACAAAATCTACGATATAATTTTCAAAGAAATAAAAGCCAATGATAAAATTACCAAAGCTCTGAAATGGGCTAGACTTTATGGTGGCTGTTTAATCCTTCTTGGTGCCTATGATGGTGAACAATTAGACCAACCACTTAACCTGAATAAAATCAAATCTTTTGAAACATTAAAAGTTATTCCAAGAAATAATGTAGAATACGGAACAATGGAATTTCAGATGAACCCAGCACTTCCGCATTTTGGTCAGGTTGAGTATTACACCGTTAATTTCTATACCGGTCGTGAATATGAAATGAAAAGAATTCATTATTCAAGAGTTCTTGAACTTCATGGTATTGAAATTCCTTCTTCAAATGCATCTATAATTCCAATGCAGTACAGATACTGGGGTCTGTCAGTGTTCCAGAGAATTCAGGACCGACTTAAAGACCTTGCAGGAGCTTTTGGTTCTTTGTCTGAATTATTCCATGAACTCACGATTGGAAAATATAAATACAAAGATTTGGCTGAAATCATGGCCAGTAAAGATGGTGAAAAATTAGTTCAGAATCGTTTACAAGCCATGGATATGATGAAATCCACTTTCCATTCTCTTTTAATGGACCAGGATGAAGACTATATTCGTGACACAATTTCATTCTCTGGAGTTTCAGATGTTCTTTACCAATTCATGATGTTAACATCTGCATCAACTGGTTATCCTATGACAAAACTTTTTGGTATTTCACCTGGCGGTCTTAACTCAACCGGTGATTCTGATATGTACCAATATTATGATATGGTAAGGGCAAAACAACAGACCGAACTCCTTCCAATTCTGGAAAGATTGGTTCATATAGTTTCAGAATGGCAAAAGATTCCAGAACCTAAAATCATTTTTAACCCGCTTGAACAAATGACTGAAAAAGAGCAGGCAGAGCTTGATGAAAAGAAAGCTCAAACTGAAAAAATGAAGATGGAAACTTACCAGGGTTACGTTGATATGGGAATTATGTCCCCTGAAGTTATTGAAGAACTTGAGTTTGGTGAAACCTTGAAAGAAATCAGAGTAAAAGTAGGTGAAACTTCAAAAGAAGAATTACCACCGGTGGAGGAAAAATAAAAAAATGTGGGATTCAATCAAAGAAATATTAGTTAGTCCTAATGCGTGGATGTTTCTTTTATTTTTAGTGTTCGCAACTTTCGTTCTCACTAAAATGAGTAAGTCAGGTTTAATTTCTTTTAAGGGAAAAGGATTGAGGATTGGTTCTGATGAAACTGAAAGAACTATTATCAGAAATCAAACCCAGTGGGCAAGATTATATATAATGTCAATAAAGGGTAAAATACTTCCTGCTAATCCTAATAAAATTCAAAGACTTACCGCTGAAGTAATTCTTGAAAAAGTTTACGATAATGTTTCAGATTGGATAACATATAACCACATTAGTTCAAATAATAGTTACATTGAAATTAAACAAAGTGAAATAAAATGTCTGGTGTATGCTCAAGATGATTTAGAGGAAGAATTTAAAACTCCTGAATTTGCAACTCGGATAGAAAGCTGGGTAAAAGAGTTGATTTTAAATTTAATCCAGATTCGTAAAGAGTATTTGCAAAATGGAAATTAAAAAAAATGAAATGTATTTGTAAATGTTGCGGTCAGTCATTTTTTCAATGGCGGATGAAAAGTAAAAATCTTTGTATAGATTGTTTCAGAGAAGAGGTGAAGAAAAATGGAAGAATCAAAAAATGAATCAGAGAAGAAAGAATTAAAAGCAAAAAAAGTTTCTTTGATTGGAAAGATTATTGCAGGAACAATTTTATTTGTTGGATTCATTCTCAAATGTCTGCATATATTTGATTGTGAAGTGGATGAATTGATTAAAGTTTCTTTTGCTATTCTGGGAATCTGCGCGCCTATTGACTTAAACATTTCTCTGGATAAGTTTTTGAAGAAGGAATAAATCATGAAAAATATTTTATTGTTTTTGTGGCAACTCCCGCAAAATATTTTGGGACTTCTTGTAATTTTATTTACCTGCTCCAGAAAAAAGAATTATTTCTGGGAAAGTAAAAAATTACTTAATTTTGGTGTTTCTTTGGGTAATTATATTATTTTTGGTTATGGTCCTCTAAAGATTTCAATTCAGCATGAGCAGGGACATCAAAAACAAAGTTTGCATCTTGGCTGGCTATATCTTTTAATAATTGGAGTTCCTTCTTTTTTAGGTAATATCTGGGATAGAGTCGCGCATAGAAATTGGATGGTTTATGAAAGACGAAAATGGTATTATAACCAGCCTTGGGAAAAATGGGCTGACAAACTTGGAAATGTAAATAGATTTGGTTCAGGAGTTTAACATGGCAGGAATTTCACTTGAAGATTTTGTAATAAAATATCTTGGAAAGAATATTGATTTTGACGGAATGTATGGCGCTCAATGCGTGGACCTTTTCCGTCAATATTCAAAAGAATGTCTGGGTATTTCAGAACATACCGGTCCCTGCTCTACTTCAGGCGGGGCAAAAGATTTGTTTCTTGATTACAATAAAATGCCTTTAGAGAAAAAATATTTTACCAGAGAAACAAAAAAAGCTATGGTTCAGGGTGACATTTTAATCTGGAATGAAACCGAAACAAACAAATATGGTCATATAGCCATTTATCTTGGTAAATTAAATAATTCCCTGATTGTTTTTGAGCAGGACGGTTTCAAGCAGGACGGAGCTAAAATTAACATCAGGAGTAAAAACAACTTACTTGGATTTTTAAGGAAGAAATAAATGTCTGCAAGAAATGAAACAGAAATTCAATTAATGAAGATTCTTTTCAGGAATCAGAAAAAGAAACCTACTAAAAATCTCACATCCCGTAGAGCTTACCCGCATGGAGTTGAGCAGAAATACTACCGACAATTAAAGGGATTTTTCAAACCATTAACCGATTATGTAAAAAATTATCTGGATAAAAATGCAGAAATTTTACTTCATGGTGATTCAAAAGAAATTAAACTAGATGCTATACCAGGTCCTTCTTTTAGAAAAATGGTTTATAGTCTTGAAGATTGGTTATCAATTTATATGCCTGACATAGCAGACCTACCAAATGATTCAAATAATAATGTGATTTTAACAGCTCTTGGAAAAACTGCAAATGAAACCATGGAGTTTGGGGAAAAGGAATTTAAAAGGATTCTGGAACAAGGTATTCATGTAAACATGCCTACTTCTGCATCCTGGTGGAATGATATGAAGAATTCATGGATGGAAGACAATTATACCTTGATAACTTCAAATGCAAAAAATTATGTTTCAAAAATAAACACATTAACTGAGCAGGCCATAGTAAATGGTTGGTCTATGGATAAATTAAAAGAAGAGATTCAGAAAGCAACTATAGGTCTTTCAGATAAACATTGTAAATTGTTGGCTCGTGACCAGATTGGAAAATTAAATGGTCAAATAAATCAAGCTCAAATGGAAGAGCTGGGTCTGGATTTATATGTCTGGTCTACAGCCTTTGATGATAGGGTTCGTGATTCTCACTCAATCATGGAAGGATTGCTTTGTAGGTGGGATGATGCTAACGTCTGCTCCTATGATAATGGGAAAACCTGGCAGGATAGACCAAGCGGAGCAGTTCTTTTACATCCTGGTCAGGATATTCAATGTAGATGCGTTGGTCTGGCTTTTTATCCAGAATTAATTGCAGAGATGGAAGGAACTTCTTTGGAAGAACAATTAGGTCCTGATTCTCAACCGGTTCAGGATTTACCGCAATTCACTGAAGCGGATGAGATGAAAAAACTTGCTCAAGAATTCTTAAAAGATGGAATGAATACAAATGATGATTCTTTCAAGAATTATCTGGATTTATCTTTTCAAGAATCAGAACTTACTTATTGTAAGGTTATGAATAAAATAACCAAAGAAAATAAAAAATCATTGAATTTTATACTAAGCGATGAATCTTCTGCTTTCTATCCTAAAAACAAAAATATTATTTTTACGGAGTTAGGTAGACCAGATACTTTGCGACATGAAATGGCTCATTTTTTTGACCACTTAATTGGTTATGATGCTAGAGTGTATTGGAAGATAGACCCTTCTTATACTCAACCATATCACTTTTCTTTTTCAAAGTCAAAAGAATTTTCAGAAACATACTTACGAGAAGTAAAGAATATGATTCATGAAATGAAGAAAGAAATAAAACGACTTATGAAATCTGGGGAGATGAATTCTGCGGGTTATTTACTTGGTGGTGGAAAAATAGGACCTGGTGAATTAATGATGTACTTAAATAGATTTAATCTAACTTCAGAAGAACGATTAGTTATTCAGGATATGTTTACCGCTATCACTAAAGAAAATTACGGAGGTCATCCGGTAAAATATTTTAGAGATACAAAAAGAGTTTCTGTCTGGCCTGAATTAAAAGATGAATGTGTTTTATTGGAAGGATTCGCAGAACTTACTCAATATTGTTATAGTAAAAAGACATCTGCAGGAATGAAAAAATTATTAGATGATTACTTTTCAGATTCAGTTCCTATAATAAAACGGAAAATTGAAGAATATATTTCATAGTGAGGTTTAATCATGGATGAGTTTTTGATTTCTGAATTACATTTTAATTTCACACAAAAATTTGGTGGAAGTTTTTATAACACTATTCCAGACAATCATTTTGTTTATGATAATGACAAAGAAGTTTATCTTGTGGATGAAAAGAAAGTTTCTGAAATGGCAGAAGAAAGTTTGAAAATAAATCAGAATCTTTTCTTGCTGGGTAAAACTTTAAATTTTGAAAATAAGGTTATATAAAAATAAAAACTTGATTTTTTTAACTTCATGTATTATAAATTAGATATGAAGTTAAATGAGTATCAGATTAACGAAATTAAAAAGGCTTGTGAATCGGTGGAGTATGGTTCTGTAACAATAAAAATGAATCCAACCATTGACCATATTGACCTTGTGATTGACAAACAAATCAGACTTAAATCAGAGCCAACAAAACCGCCTGTTAGGGTGGTTGATAAAAAATATAATTAAAGGCTGACTGAAAACAGAGGCGTTAGGAAAATAAAAAATCCTGACGCCTTTTTTATTTTCTGGAGTTGAAAATGGCAGAACTTAAAAAAGACTTAAAACGATTTGATAACATTGATAATTCCCAGTGGATGACTATTCCGTTTGAAAGAACAAATGAAGGATTCCTACGGGGAAGAGCTATTGTAACATCTATTGGTGTTTTCACTTACAAAAGAAAAGATGGAACAATCCAGCGAGAACTCAGACTTCCAGAAGAAGTTTTCAGTCCTTCAACCCTCAACTCAATGAAATTAAAACCGGTAACTCTGAATCATCCAACAGAATTGGTAACTCAGGATAATGCAGACAAACTTCAGGTTGGAAGTTTGGGTGACAATCCTTCAAGTACAAATCAGTGGGACAATCCGTATGAAACTAAAACAGACGGAATAAACTGTGCCATTGATATGGTAATAACTAGAAAAGATGCAATTGAAGCAGTTTTGAATGGAAAAAATAATTTGTCGATGGGATACACCTGCGACCTCGAAATTGCCGAGCCAGGTGCTAGTTGGTGTGGAGTTGAATATGATTTTATTCAGAGAAATATACGGTATAATCATTGCGCCATTGTGGATTCTGCGCGAGCAGGGGATAATGCAAAAATTGAACTCAGAGCGGACAGTGAAGATGCTGTCCTTGAGGATATGGTAACAAAATTAGATGGAGGTACCAGCATGTTGAAAAAAATCAACTTGGACGGCATCGACTACGAAGCTGAGGAAAGCGTAATCAAAGCACTTAACTCTGAAAAAGCAAGAGCCGACAAAGCCGAAAATGATGCCTGCGAAACAAAGAAAACCATGGACAAGAAAGTTGCTGACATGGAAAAGAAAGTAACTGAACTTGAAAAGCGTATTTCTGAAGTTGAAGCAGAGCGCGACACTGCCAAAGACAAGGCTGATGGTCTGGAAAAAGAATTGGATGAAGCTAAGAAAGCAAATCTTGATTCTTCAAGACTCGACGAAGCCGTTAAGGCAAAAATGGAACTTCTTCATAATGCTGAAAAAGCAGGAGTTGAAGTTAAAGAAGATATGTCTGACATGGACATCAAGAAAGCTGTTATTCTTTCAAAGTTTAAGAATGCAAACTTTGACGGGAAGGATGAGGTTTATGTTCAGGCTCGCTACGACGCCACAATTGAAATTCTCTGTGAAAAAAATGATGGTGAAAACCGACAGGTAATGTCTGACCTTCCACCAGAAAATCACATGGATGAAAATGACGCCCGCGAAAAAATGATTCGCAGAATGAAGAATCATGGTCAGGAGGAAAAGTAAAATGAATCTTTACGGTAATCTCGATGGCGAAAAAGCAATGGCAGGATTGCTTTACGGAATGAATCCAAAAACTATTGTTTCAATTCCTGCAAAAGAAATAATCAATTATGGAAAGGCTGTTTTCTTGAATGGTCTGAAAAATGCTCTTCTCAATGGAAAGCATGATAATAAAGCCGCAATTGATTTGTCATCTTACACAACTGCTTCAAAAGATATCGTTCTTACAATCAACGGAGTTGATGTTGATGTAACCACATCTGGAACAATCGCAACTGATGTTGCAAGCCTGGTTTCAGATATCAACGACGATATCGAAGGAGTTACAGCTGTGGCTGGAACTGGTGCAAATGCAGGAAAGATTTTCCTGACATCTGATGATGATTCTGAACTTTCTGTAAAAGTTGTTTATGATGGAAGTGATGTAACTGAATCAAAGGCTACTCTTTCATCTGATGCAGTTTATGCAGGTGTTTCAGTATTCCACCAGAACGCTTTCCTTGATTCTCGTGGTTGTTATATCAAGGAAGAAGCTGTGAACGTTATGGAGAAGGGTTACATCTGGGTAGTTCTTGGTTCTGGAGTAACTCCAAGTCCTGAAGCTTCTGCTTATGTAACAAAAGCTGGAACATTCACAACTGAATCAAGTGGAAACACTTTGGTTGGTAAATTCAAATCTGGAGCAGAAAACGGAAGCGGTGCTGATTCACTCGCTCTTGTTTCTCTTGATTAATGGAGGAATAGAAAATGGCTATTGAAAGCAATAACCCACTTAGACTTGATTCAAATGAATCTGTCTTTTTCAATCGCGAGCTTGCATATGTAAAATCAAAGTCTTACGATGCAAAGTACGCTGAACTCAAAGGTCTGATGCTGATTCCTATTTCAACAGAAGCTGGAGCAGGAATTAACGAAATCGTTTATCACCAGTATCGTGGTGTTGGTTTCGCGAAAGTCATCGCAGATTATGCAAAGGACTTCCCACGCGTTGATATTTATGGTGAGGAAAAATCTGTAAAGGTTAAGGGAATCGGTGATTCGTACGGATATTCTATCAAGGAAATTCGCGCATCAAATCGTACCGGTAAAGGTCTTGACCAGCGCAGAGCCATTACAGCCCGTCGTGCTCATGACGAGCAGATGAACAAAATGGCCTTGAAGTCTGATAAAGTAAATGGTACTTTTGGACTTCTTGATTTCCCTGGTATCACTGAGGTAACTCTTCAGAATGATGGAACAGGTTCTTCA